AGTTTCCCAGAGAGATTGCGGGGGTCCGCCTGATTTAGCGTTGAAATACGAATCCACCTATCCGTATACCCAGCCTGTTTATCGGGTTCAGGAAGCAATTCTGCTGGCATCCACTGCTTAGGACGCTCACTTGTTGCACGGGTTTCTACTTCTCGATCAAGTCTGTTGTTAGCCATTTTAGGCCTCCATTTTAATTAGTTCATGGGCGTACTGCTCAGCTGTAAGTCCTAACTTCTTAGCTATTGCTAACTGGGAAGTATTCAGCCTAATCTTTTTCGAAGACGTGCTACGACTAGCTGATGCTACTACCGTGCTCGGTTTCGTCCGAACTGAACTCTTTTCATCGTCAACTTTCTCCCCTTCAAAATTTTCAGGGAATCTCTTACGCATAGTTTCGTCTATGCGTTTGTAATACTCATTTGTCGTAGCATAAGCTAGTCCGTTTTGTTTTACAAGCTTTTCGTGAAGACCTAAAGCCAAACTTGTCATTTCATCGTCCTGCCCAAACCACTGATTACGTTCTTGCCATGCAACTGCTTTAGAGTCCCGAACTGGGGCTGGTTGCACCTGCTGGGTTAACTGCACCTCATTTTCTTGCTCTTGCTGGGCTCTACGCTGGTTTAAATTATCAGAAAAATCAGATGCTTTGGCAATTTTCATCTTGGCAGATGTCAACTTATCTTGGGCTTCCACCAATTTTTCTGAATCGCCCGCATCATAAGCCTCACGGTACTCTTTTTTAGCCATATCAAGCTCACGCTCAGCAGAGGTCTTATATGACTCAACCGCTGCTTGGTCGCTTGAAGAGACCCTATTTTTAAGCTGCTTGTTTTCTTCGTAGAGCTTTTTAGCTAGGTCAATTGCTTCTTGCTGCTCACGCAACGCCCGCTCTTTCTCTCTACGCTCGTCGTGATAAATCTTCCGAAAGCCGTCAATCTTCTGTTTGGCTTCTTTGGAATACTCATCTAACTCGTCTTTTTCAAGCTGCTCAACGAATTCTGGTTGTGAAGGACGGCGACCCTTGTCTTGTGGGGGTGTATCGTCTTCAATTTCAATCTCAATATCATCTTTTTCTTCGGGTAAACCCTTAGATTCAGCTGCTTCATTCTCTATTTCATCGGGAAATTTGTAATTTTCCATTCGTATGCTCCTTATTTTCGTTTAATGCCGCGGGGATCATCTACAACACCTTCTACAGAATCGTCATTAATAATGCGGAACTCGCGTCCGTGTATTACTAAACGACTACCAGCATTCGGCCTAATTAGAACAAAATCGCCCTTTTTACACCAAGGTCCACTGGGAAAACGAGCTTTGTCTGCATAACAGTCTGGGCCCAAATCTACTACGAATAACACTGTAGTTAATAGCTCGTCGTATCGCATTGTTTCGTCTGCTTTTGCAATACCGCTTTCGAACTCTTTTTCCTGTTCTGGGATAGCGCACAGAATGCGGTAGCCAGAGGGTTTAGGAAGTTGTGTTGCTTTTTCTTCGTTAGACTTATCAAGCAGCTGCGTCAAATCTACTGCTTTGCCTAAGTCGATTGGACTAGTCATCCGATTTCTCCATTTTGTCTTTGAGGTCTAATACGTATCCACGAGCAATGAGCAGACCCCTAATCTCACCACACGATTTTTTGTAGTCCTCGAATTTGTCGTAATTTCCAAGGGCTACTGCATCTGTAAGCTGCGCTATCTTGTCGTCAAGCTGCTTAACAATTATTTCAAGTTCGGTCATTAGCTACCTTTCTTGTTGTTGCTGTTTCTGTTCTGCGCCGCGGTTAATAACTGTGCAGCAGTTTGCAACCGTTGATTCTGGTTCTGTTCTTTAGACCTCATCATGTCGATACCAAGCTTAGTACCTTCGTACTCCTCTTTCCGATCAGCTGCGTCTTTATCTTTCTCAATCTGAACACCCAGACGAGTGCCATCAATCTCAAGCTGACCCTCAACACGTTGACGATCAATATCCAACTGCTCTTGACGGAGAGCAATATCGGCTTGATCTTTCTGTGTCTTGCGTACAATCTCTTGCTCTTGAAGCTGGAGTTCCTTCATCTGCATCTGGATAATCGGATCTTGAGCTTGTTGCTGTGCTTGTTGCTGTGCCGCAGCAGACTGGTTCTGTTGTGTTAGCTGCGCGGCTGCTTGAGCAACTAAGCGTGACAACTGAACCTCATACTCTTCTGACATAACTTCTTCGTCATCCTTCATGTATGGGATCGGTCCACCCATCTGCTGCTCAATCTGTTGACGGTACTTAAAGCCGAAGTGTTCCGCAATGTGTGCCTGCATCGCCGCTACTATCTGTTGACCCATCGGGTTCTGCCCAATAATTGCCATAGCTTGTGGGTCTTGCAAGAACGCAGTGTGTACTGCTAAGTGAGCTTCCTGGTCTTGGTAGATAAACGCCTTAAGTGGTTTATTCACCATCACGTTCATATTCTCTGTGACTGGGTCACGAGGCTTCTGGTCTTCTTGCAGCGGAATAAGTTTCTGTGCATTGCGAATCCCAAGGACATCTAACATCTGGCGATGTAGTTGTGGCAAGTTGTAGATCTGCGGGGCGCCTTGAGCTAACTGCAACACAGCCTGATACTGAACGATCTTCTGCGCCATGGTCGCTGCGTTCGGATCACTAACAGGAATCACATCGACGTGGTCGTAGTCCGACTTCTTAGCCTTGCGACTGCCTTCTATTGGCTCATACGGATACTCGTCTGGAGTGTAGTCACGAATAATTTCTTTCAGTAACTTCAACTCTTGTTTCATCGAGTAGTGCATGCGGGACTGCACCGCACTCATCACCTTCAAGGTTCTTTCTAAAATCGCCAGAGTCGTCCCCACAGGAGCATTAGCGCTCATGTCAGAGACTTTCATATCTCCTGCTGATGCGAAGCGGCGACCTTCTTCAACGATAGTACCGAGCAAACTATATAGAACTTGTGATGGCTCTTTATATGGCAAGGTCATTAAGTTGTCTTTAATTACTCCTGACGGAACATCAACATCACGGAACTCGCCTGGAGATATTGGTGTGTCATCACCTTTGATTCGCAAGCCACGGGTCTTAAAGCCACCTGGCAAGTTGCTAAGGGTTCCAGCATCCACGAGCTGCCGAATAAGACTAGTGCCAGACTTAGCAAAAGCGCCGACAAGGTGAATAAGGCCAAAACAATAAAAGCCGAAGCCTGGCACGTAGCCATAATGAACGAAGTGATTGCGTTTCTGTTTAGTCTCATCTTCAGGTCTCCAGTTGCGACGGATGGACAAGATAGTCATTGTCCCCTTCTCAATAGTCACCACATACGGCAGTGCTATACCTGTAGGTTCTCCATCTTCCTCGTCTTCATATCCAGGAATATCCAGGTCGACGTGCATCTCAAGTAACTTGTAGCGGTCATCCGATGTAGCCCGAAAGCCCATCTTCTCAGCGATCTTCTTCTCTACCTCGTCTAGCGAGCCATCTGGTTCTTCAAGCTCAACGTCGCGGTAAAAGCCAGCATGCTGCAAGCGCTTAACTTCATTCTCAGTCTTACGCATGACGTGCGTAACCCGTGGGCTAGACTGCAAACTAGATACACCGTATGGGACAACTACATCCTCAGCTGGTATGAACATCGACACCTGACGGTTAAGCGCAGGGTCAAAATAAACTTTCTTAAACGCATTACCCGACAGACCCAAGCCCCATATCATCCGCTCATGCTCTGGGCGATACTCAGACATAACATCTGTCAGCTGGTAGTTCATGTCCTCTTGGACCCGCAGCGCCGCGTCTTTAATCTCTGGGGTTTCTTTGCCGATGATTTGTGTTTTTACTGGTCCTTGGGCGGGGAAGGTCTCCATGATAGTCTCGGCTTGAAACTTCACAAGAGCCTCGCTTAGCAGGGGGTGATATACCCCACATGCCCCCTCCCAAGGTTCTGTACGCTCTTCGATCTTCATACCGAGCAGCTCTAAGCCGTCAACGTAGGTTTGGATCCAATCTTTTCTTGAGCTAATGTCTTCTTCAAAATCGCCCAATAAATCACCAGCAATCTGCAATAATTCTTTCTCTGAAATGTACTCGGCTAAGTTTGCGTCAAAATCCGCATCCGATGGCTCACCTGGTTCTATCTCAATTTCCAGTCCATCCATACCAATAGTTACTGATTCTGGGTCAACAATCTCAATCTCAATAGCCTCTTCTTCAGCCAAAGAATCTAACCCGACAGGGGCTTGGTATAAACTTTTTTCAATTGACATAGTGTGTCCTTAGTAATACGCAGCTTTTTTTCTGCCGTATTTGTATAAAAAATCATCTTCAGCTTCGTCACTCGGTAGACGAATAAATCCACCCTGCCTGAATCTTAGTAAGGCTAGTGTAGTCGAGTCTACCAAATCGTCGTTCGCTCCGCTAGGAAAATCGTTACATTCCTCAATTACTTCCTTTGCCCAGCGATGCTCTGGCGCCCATACAACCCCGCCCGCGAACAAATCCGAAACAGCGTTAACACGCGCAATTTTATCTTGCCCTTTGCCTGGCGTGAATTCCCCAACTGGGACGCCCATACGTCTAAGCTCTTGGTAAAGCGCTGCTCCATTGGACTTTTTCTCGACCATAAACGCATCTGGTTCCCAGTCTTTGTACTCTTCAAGTACAAGCTTTTTGAGTTCTGGAAACTCCAAGCGCTTTTTAATGGCGTTGAGAAGGATGATGTTGTAATTGTTAACCTCCTCATTAAAGAAGACACCCCACGTCGTGAGCGCGTTGTAGTCCGCACGGGTGTTTGCCTCTTGCGCCGCATCAAGCGACATGATGATAAATTCACAGTCAGGCGGGTCATCTTTTTCCCATATATTCCACCACTCTCTTTTAATTAGAGCGCCCTCTTCTGAGGTCGGTTGTTGTAAATACTGGGCATTCCAGTACCGCACATCCAAGGATGCCTTCTTCTGTAATAGTTCCTCAATCGACCAGAACTCAGGCCATAAGGGTTTACCACTAGGTAGGATCGCAGGGAACTCAACTATTTCCCAAGGCTCAGAATCCTCGTTTTTGACCATATGGTTGACAATCTGGCCTGTCAAATCTAGTTTTGACCACCTTGTCATTACTACAATAATAGCGCCGCCAGGCATAAGACGCTGGATAGGACCAGACTGAAACCACTCCCAAGCAGGTAGAAAGACATCAGCTCTGCCTTGCTTAGCATCTTGTTCCGAATGGGGATCGTCAATAATAAAAAGGTCAGCGCCGCGACCTGCAAGAGCGCCGCCAACACCAATAGCAAAATATTCACCATTAAAATTAGTTCCCCATCTTGATGCCGACTTCGAATCAGCTTGCAGTTCTACCGCTGGAAAAATGTCTTTATAAGAGTCTGAACTGACCAAATTCCTAACTCGACGACCGAAATTAACAGCAAGATCAGCCGTGTGCGAAGCCATAATAACCTTCTTATGAGGGTATTTACCCAAGAACCATGCGGGTGCAAGGTAGGATATAAGCTCTGACTTGCCATGTCGTGGCGCAATATTGACAACAACCCGCTTCTTCTTTCCTGCAGCGATCTCTTCAAAGATTCTAGCCAGCTTTTCATGGTGCGGACCTACCTTATAGTCGGGGTATACGTGTTTTACAAAGTCAAGGAAGTTATCTTTGCCGTCTGCCTGTACTAATTGACTCTGATAGTTGCGAATTAGCTCTAAAGTACGACGTTTTTTGTCGGGAGCCATCGTAGGGACGGCTTTTATAAGCTCATCTATGTCCTCTTTGGTCAATTTACGCTGGCTAGTCATTGTTCTGGCTTGATTTCCTTAGCCTCTACGTCGATTGCCTTGTGTTTTAGGGACGATAGTGTGCTTAGCAGCTCCTTTTCTACCTCTTCCATGCTCTGAACCTTCACTGTAACCTCAGAACGTTTCTTAAATGCGTCTACGC